TCCGCCTGCTGCGCCAACTGCATGATGTACTGCTTGAAGACATGCGCCTGGGCCTTCGATGCGCTGAGAAAAATCTGGTTGCGACCGGTGGTGACGGCATCGATGAAGGCCTCGCGAGCAAAGAACCAGGTTGCCCCGATTTGCCGGCTCTTCAGGATGTTCCGCAACCGATGCTTGTGGCCGGCTTCCAGCCATCCGCGCTGGTGGCCAAACAGGTCAGTATTGAACAGCCGCACCAGCTCCGCCTGTTGCGCTTCGCTGATCTCATTGCGTTTTGGCTTCCTGTGCGGCACGGCATTCGCGTTGGCTCGCTTCGGGTTGAGGTCCGTTTCTTTACCGGAGCCCTGATACCGCTCAATGCGGGCCATCCTTTCCAGCTGCCGGCCAAGCAAGTCGATTTCCTTGTAGTCTCGCCCTTCCTTGGCGTCTTTCGCCACGAGCTGAATCATCCGGGCCTCGATGGCGTCCGCCACCCGATCAATGGGTTTGCAATCGTCCCATCCGTCGCGGCGCTTCCAGGAGTGAACCGTCATCGGATTCAAGTCCAACTCTTCGGCAATGCGCTTCACGCGCCAGCCTTGGTAATATAGGCTCCGGGCGCGCTTCCTCAGGTTCATGTCATGGGCGTTTTCGTTCATGAAGTCAGCATAAATGAGCTGTGCGCCCCTTTGTTTCCCGCCTACTGTAGCCCCCTCTGGTACACCCGCCCCGTGTGGCTGTCTCGCGCGACCTGCGCCACCCTGATGCAAATTCTGGTGCCAATTGACCCGCGAGGCAGCCCATGAAGTTGAGCAAGTTTTTTGCGGTGGCAACCGAAGGTGACACCACCGACGGTCGCGCCATCACCGCCGCACAAATCCGCGAGATGGCGGAAACCTATAACCCGAAAACCTACGGCGCCCGAGTGTGGCTGGAGCACTTCCGGGGCATCTTCCATGATGGCCCGTTCAAGGCCTACGGCGACGTTACCGCCCTGAAAGCCGAAGAAGTGGACGGCAAACTCAAGCTCTTCGCGCAAATCCTGCCCACCGAAGACCTGGTGCAAATCAACAAGGAGCGACAGAAGGTCTACAGCTCCATTGAGATGGCGCCGAATTTTGCCAAGACCGGCAAGACCTACCTCATGGGCCTTGGCGTCACCGATAGCCCAGCCAGCCTCGGCACTGACATGCTGCAGTTCAGCCAGAACGCAGAAAGCAGCCCCCTGGCCGCTCGCAAGCAGGCGCCGGACAACCTGTTCAGTGCTGCCCAGGAAGTCAGTTTGCAGTTCGAGGAGCAGGAAATGCCCGACCCCGAGCCCGAGAAGTTTCTCGACAAGGTCAAGGCGCTGCTGGCAGGCAACAACAAGAAGACCAAAGCAGAGCTGCACGCCGCCGATGCCGACATCAAGCAAGCCGTGGAAGCCATCGCCACTGCCCAGCACAGCGCCATGGAAAAACTTCATGAGTTGGAAGCCATCGGTGTGAGCAACATGAAAGAACGGATCGACCAGTTCGCCGCCGCCCTGGAAAAGCTCGACCAGGACGTCGCCGACCTGACGGAAGAATTCAACACCCAGCCCGCCAACCCGAGCACCCGCCGCCCCGCCAACGGCAGCGGCGGTGACCGCGTTAAAACCGACTGCTGAGCCGACTGAATCAACTGGAGCAACCCATGCGCAAAGAAACCCGTCTCGCCTACCACGGCTACCTGGACCAGCTCGCCAGCCTGAATGGCATCCCCTCAGCCGCCGAGCAATTTGCTGTAGACCCTTCAGTACAGCAAACGCTGGAGTCTCGCATGCAAGACAACAGCGACTTCCTCAAGCGCATCAATATGCCCGGCGTTTCCGAGCAGCAAGGGGAAAAGATTGGACTGGGCATCGGCACGCCGATTGCCAGCACCACCAAGACCAGCGGCACCGGCAGCAAAGATCGCGCCCCGTCCGACCCGACCACGTTAGGCAACAACAAGTACAACTGCACGCAAACCAACAGTGACACCTACATCACTTACGCCAAGCTGGACGCCTGGGCCAAGTTCCCCGATTTCCAAGCCCGCGTGCGCGATCAAATCCTGACCCGCCAAGCGCTGGACCGCATCACTATCGGCTTCAACGGCACCAGCCGTGCCGACACCAGCGACATCACCGCCAACCCTCTGCTGCAAGACGTCAACATTGGCTGGCTGCAACAGTACCGCACCAATGCCACCGCCCGCGTCATGACCGAGGTGGTCGACGCCTCCGGCAAGATCACGGTGGGCGCCGGCAAGGATTACGAAAACCTTGACGCCCTGGTTTACGACGCCATTAACAACCTCATCGAACCCTGGTACCAGGACAGCACCGAGCTGGTTGCCATCTGCAGCCGCGACCTGCTGCACGCCAAGTACTTCAACGTCATCGACCAAGCACTGGCGCCCACCGAGATGCGCGCCAGCGACGTGATTCTGGCGCAGAAGCGCCTGGGCGGTATCCCGGCGATGCGCGTGCCGAACTTCCCCACCGGCAAAATATTCATCACCGCCACTTCCAACCTGTCCATCTACTGGCAGGAAGGCAGCCGCCGTCGCACCGTCGTGGACAACGCCAAGCGCGACCGCATCGAGAACTACGAATCCAGCAACGACGCCTACGTGGTCGAGGACTACGGATTCGGCTGCCTGCTGGAAAACATTACGCTGTCTTGAGGACGCCATGAGCCACGCACGCCACCATTACCTGAAGCACCAGGCTCAAGCGCTCACCGCCGAGCCGATGGACCGCTCTACCGCCAACGCCTACGAGCTCATGCTGGCGCAGCTGGCCGAGCACAAACGCCGCCTGAAGGGCATCCAGAGCTTCGAGCACCGCGCGGAAATCAAGCGGCAGTTCCTGCCGGAATACCAGCCCTGGGTAGAGGGTGTTCTGCAGGGCGACAGCGGCCAGCCCGATACCGTGCTGATGACGGTGATGGTGTGGCTGATCGACATCGGCGACATCGGCCAGGCACTGCCCATTGCCCGGTATGCCTTGAAGAACGATCTGGCCATGCCGGATCAGTACCAGCGCACCACGGCCTGCGTGCTGGCAGAAGAAACCGCCGAAAGGGCGCTGCGCGAGCTTGGCCAGGAAGAACAGGACGAAGCGGCCTTCATGGGCACTGACCTGATCGCCGACGTCATCGCCCTGGTCGACCATTACGACATGCCCGATCAGGTACGCGCCAAACTCTACAAGGCCTTCGGCTACGGATTGAGAGCCGCTGGAGAGTTGGAGCCCGCGCGCCAGGCACTGCTGCGCGCTCTGGACCTGAATGATCGCGCCGGCGTCAAGAAAGACATCGAGCGACTGGACACGGACATCGCCCGCCTGGCCGAGGGCAAAGCGCCCACGGAACGCAAGAACCGGCCCGCCGGCACGAAGTCCTGAACGAGCGGCCCTCCGCCCGGGCGGCACGGTGGCCACCAACGCAGCGCGTTTGGCGCGCCACCGTCCACCGCCCGTTTTTAACGAGGTGAATCATGAGCGGATTTGTCGCCACCAACTCGCCAGCAGACAAAGGTCCCATCCCCAATGACGGCTTCTTCCCCGCCATTGCCCCCGCCGACTTTCGCGAGGCCACCCGACAGGACGCCACCGTAACACCCGCCCGGCTGGTCACCGTACTCACCGCCGCCATGGACGAAGTCAACCAGGAGCTGGCCGCCTGGCGCAGTCGGCAACAAGCGCTGGGATACCTGAGGCTCGGAGAAGTGCCGGCCACCCAGCTCAATGACGAAAGCGTGCAGGTGACCCGCTATCGCCGCGCAGTCTACGCCTTGGCAAAAGCGGCGCTCATCGAGCACTACGCCGATTTCGATGCCACCCGGTCAGAGCGCACGCGCGCGGAAGACAGCCCGGACGCCGACACCGTTTACCGCCGCCAGGCGCGCTGGGCCATCGCCGACCTGCAGGGCCAGGCGCGCATGGTATCGGAGCTGATCTGATGGAGGTGCTCAGCGTGCAAGGCGACACCGTGGACCTGATCTGCTGGCGCCACCTCGGCCAAACCGGCGGCATCACCGAACAAGTACTCAGAGACAACCCGGCGCTGGCCGGGCTGGGCTGCGTA